CAGTAAATTTAGAACTTACAGAAGCCAACATCTGCCATCTGTCTAAAGAATAATTAGACCCCGTAGCCGTAACACTAGCCCCCGCATTACGCTGGTCAATCACCATTGCGGAATTTATCAGCCTATTTTTAAACCCATACAAACCAGACGAACTCACTCCGTCTGAGGTTGTCATCTTGTCTGCGTTAATCGTGCCGTAGGGCATAGTTATCCTTTACAAAACTAACCAGCGTTGACCGCTAGATACTGTTACAGATTGACCAGAAGCAACTGTGACAGGACCAACAGACAATCCATTGTTACCCGTAGCAATCGTATAACTTGTGCTTATAGTTGCATTGTTAATGTTAATGCCGTTGCTTGATATTTGAACTGGCGCAGTCAATTCACCCGTGCTTGGCTTATACAAAAGTTTTGCATTGCCAGTATAAAGTGTGCTTGCCGTTCCACTTGTTGCATTTACAAAAGTTGGATAAACATTTGTTGCGGTTGTTGTGTCATTGGTTATAGAAATACTTGCCGCGCTTGAACCGCTATAACCTGATACTCCGCTGAATCCGCTAAAGCCGCTTGTGCCGCTTCCAGAGTATCCGCTTCTACCAGAGTAACCCGATATGCCAGAACCACTATATCCGCTAATTCCAGAAAATCCACTTATGCCACTAAAACCACTAAAGCCGCTTATCCCAGAACCAGAATAACCAGAAATTCCAGAAAATCCTGAGTAACCACTTATGCCACTACCAGAATAACCGCTTCTGCCTGAGTATCCAGAGATACCGCTAAAACCAGAAAAGCCAGAAATGCCAGAACCAGAATAACCCGATATGCCAGAGAACCCAGAAATTCCTGAGAATCCACTAAAGCCTGAGAATCCAGATATGCCCGACCCTGAATAACCAGATACACCAGAACCGCTATACCCAGAAATTCCTGAGAATCCGCTTATCCCACTAAATCCACTAAAGCCTGAAAAGCCACTTACACCAGAACCAGAGTAGCCAGAAATTCCGCTAAAACCTGATGTGCCGTCTGTGCCTGAGTAACCGCTAATACCAGAACCAGAATATCCTGATATACCAGAATAACCACTAATGCCGCTACCTGAAAATCCACTTATGCCTGAACCTGAGTATCCAGAAATGCCTGAGAACCCGCTTATGCCACTTCCTGAATAGCCGCTTATTCCTGAACCTGAATAGCCAGATGTGCCTGAGTAACCAGACAAACCGCTTCCAGAATAGCCTGAGATACCAGAGCCGCTATAACCACTAATGCCTGAACCAGAATAGCCTGATGCGCCTGAATATCCCGACAGACCGCTAAAACCTGATATGCCACTAAATCCGCTTGTGCCGCTATACCCGCTTTGGGTATACATTACTTGCGTAGCAGTCAAGATTACAGAAGGCGTTAATGGATATGTTGCATTGCCAGCAAGAGTTTCAAGGTAGACATTTGCATTTGTTGTGTCCCAGAAAAGTTGAAACACATCATTTGCTAAAACATTTAAAACATAGTTAACTGTTAAAACTTCAGATGAATATGCGCTACCTTGTTTGTCTGGCACATCAAAATGTGTATTACTATCAACAACATTAATTCCATTTTTCTTTAACCAAACTTGCGTAGTCCCCAAAGCCGTGCTGTGGTTTGTGAACTGTATGGAATAGGTAATGCTATAAGTTCCAGCATTAGTAAATTGCCATTGGCTTGCCGATATGAGGGTTACACCATTGTTGCCAGCCGTTGTGTTTAGCGTGACAGCCGTTGGCGTATTGGCAGTTGTTGTTTGGTTTGTTGTGTCATAGAAAGAACCATAAGCCCCAACTGTTCCACCCAAACCAGCCGCGCCTGATTGTCCAGAATATCCAGATATGCCTGAGTAGCCAGAGATACCACTAAACCCAGATATGCCAGAAAATCCAGACCAACCAGATACGCCAGAACCAGAATAACCAGACACACCAGAAAAGCCAGAATACCCGCTTACACCGCTTCCAGAATATCCAGAAAATCCACTTGTGCCAATTCCAGAATAACCGCTTGTGCCTGAATACCCAGAGATTCCGCTTCCCGAATAACCGCTTATACCGCTTCCAGAATAACCAGAAACACCGCTACCGCTAAAGCCTGAATAGCCGCTAACGCCACTTCCTGAGTAACCAGAAATCCCGCTGTAACCAGAAGTTGCTAAACCGCTGTATCCGCTATAACCACTTGTGCCAATGCCTGAGTAACCAGAGTAACCGCTTGCGCCCTGTGGACCAACAATCTGTCCCCCGTCATACCAAGCCGTGCCGTTCCAAATCCACCAGTTACCATCATCCGCAACAATGTATGCGTCATTGACTTGGTTGCCGACCATTGGCAAATTTGCAACTGTGGCAACTTCACCTTTGATAGTAATAGAAACACCTTGCTGACCACTAGCACCAGAGAATCCAGAAAAACCAGAAATGCCGCTACCAGAAAATCCTGAATATCCACTTATGCCACTTCCCGAATAGCCAGATATTCCGCTAAAGCCTGATGAGCCAATTCCCGAATAGCCAGAGAAACCGCTAAACCCAGAAACGCCAATCCCAGAGTAACCAGAAATTCCAGAACCGCTAAAACCAGAGTAGCCAGAAATCCCGCTAAAGCCACTTGTTCCAATTCCGCTAAAACCAGAGTAACCAGAAACTCCAGAACCAGAATAGCCACTTATACCAATACCGCTATAACCTGAGAAACCGCTTATTCCAGAATAACCAGAGATACCACTAATGCCGCTACCTGAAAATCCGCTAATGCCTGAGTACCCAGAATAGCCAGATGCACCAGAATAGCCAGAGAAACCGCTAGGACCATATAAACCACGATCAATGTTAATTGTTTGCGTGGCAGTAGGGGTTACCTCAACGGCAATGTTGTTTTCATTAACAACTGTGACTTGTATAGACATATCAATTCACCACACCATCAGAACGAACCAAGAACAACAAGAAAATTATTTGGTCTTGCGCGGGGTTTGTTCCAGCCACAGGAAAACTTAATTTGATGCGACCACTAAACGCTACAGGGTCTGTTGCGTTAATGTCTAATTGTGGGTCTGTAGAAATAACTGACCAAGTAGATTCATCAATGACTAAAGTAAACAATCCTGATGCGTTTACACGATTAGAAATGGTTAGGTTTACTGCCGTTGGCGTTGATACTGTGTAATCCGCAATATCAAAACTTAGTCCATACCGCGTATCAATTAAGTTGGAAATCTGCCTACGAATAATCTGTGCGTCAATAGTAACGCCAGTTAAATCAATAGGTATGCCATCAGTTGCAAGGGCTAAATTCCAAAAGGTTTTTTGGTTGTAAACAAGTTCGCCAGAAATGATCTGGTTGTCAAACCCCGACACTTGCGTAAGGGTATTCTTAGAAAATAGTGCCATGACAGTTCCCTGTTCTCAGGTTGTGACGCGCCCCGCGTACTCGCAAGGTTCGGATGTCTTGTCTTGTTTGTATTGTGCCGTAGTTTAACCTAGCGGTCAAGCCCAAACAGAGGATGGCTTAACTGGAAACGCAATGTAGCCAGCCGTGGGGTTTATTGCAATCTCTCGCAATGCCACTCTGTATGTAATATATTCTTGCGTGTTAACAAGTCGTGGCGTACTTGTCAAAGCAGACACGCTAGGAATTTCTGACCAATCGGTTTCAGCCAGCAACGCTTTTGCTTTTTGCGAATTAAAACTTGCGGATGCATTTGAGTTTGCAAGTTCTGTTGCTTGCTCTAATGTGTATTCGCCTGTTTCGTTTGTCCAAAATTCTGTCCTGTCAATCTCCAATTCGCTCAACAAATTCCATGAAACTGATTGAAAAGAAGCATACAAATAGCCTTGCGGGATTTCTGGTTGCGTAAAGTTTATTGTTGTTTGTTTTGGATAGACAAGTGCTGAGTAATTCATCTTATGCCTTTACTTGTAAGATCATTAATGTTGCCGCATTAAAGTATGTTTCAACTTCTGTAAAAGAAGGTGCAATAACAACACCACCAAAATAACCAGTTGTTGTTGCTGAATTATCACCATAGGCAATATACCTTCGCCATATTCTGTATCTAATATTAGTTGCTGACGGGGCTTGTGCGGCAATATCAAACTGCAAATTAAATGCACCACTATTTATAAAGTTTCTATTAAACCCGTATATGGTTGTGTAGTTTGCAGAAATAGACTTAATTCTGGCTGGATAACCAAATGTTGTATATGCCGTATAAGTTGAACCATTATTAGTTGAGTAAGAATATTCTATGTATGCTTGTTGTACGACAAGTGCTGGAGGTGCGCTATTACCAGCAGTAGTGCAACCTAAACCAAGTTGCGTAGTTAACAATAAAAATATGGGCTTAGTGCTATCAAAGCCACTTGACCCAGAGTTTGTAATAGTTACTGGGCTTGTGTATTGATCATAAATTTGAGTGTTTGCAGTCCAATATTCTGTTGTTGTTGATGAGCCATATATTTGTGCTAATGATGTAAAGCCATTTAGATATGCATTTGTTCCATTAAATGTTATGTTTGTTGTGGCGTTACCCATAACAAATCTTCCATTGCTATACAAATGCGTACCCGTACCCGTCATTGTGTTGCCACTTACTGCTGGAGATGTACCAACAATAATTTCACCCGCAGTAAGCGTTCCCATGTCTGCTGTAATTGCTGACAATGTGCCAACTTTTAAACTACTGATGTATGGCGTAGACCATGCCGTAGTGTTTGTTGCTGGGTTGTATAAGCCCTCTGATTGAAATAGGGAATTGGTACTTGAGGGGTCTGGGTCGCTTGCCACCCATGTGGCGGTAAATCCCCATGTTGCCAATGATTCTGCGCCACTAGGGAAAGATGCCCCGCCACTTGTTGTAATCGTTCCGCTTACTGGCGTTGGATTACTTGGTACTCTTGCAAAACAAATACGCGAAGACGTACCTTGCGACCCGTTTATAGACAATGCCGCCAAAGTAGAACCAGTTGTCCAATTTATAGTTGTAGTTGCTGTTCCTACTGCCGCACTTATGTTTTTAGTTGCTGACCATAATTTGTAACCCGCAGTTAAAGGGTTTGTTGGTATTGCAACTTCCCATCCATCTGCGGCTGTGTATGCGCTATTTGTAACAGTAGCCCATGTATAAGTTGAATTGCCCGTTGGAGATGCTGGTGTTGTTGCAAGCCATTGATACAAAGATACAGTAGCAACTTGCAATCCCGCGCCTACGGGTGACCATGCAAAGACGCTACTTAAACTACTAATTGCTGATTGGCTTATATCGTTGCCGACTAGGTATCCAAAGTAATAATTTCCTGATGGCAATGAATTGTTTAAGAAATTAACAGTTGTTGCATTTGTAAACGGCAAAGAACTTGGATTTTCAAATGTGGCTAGGCTTGCCCAATCTGATGCCGTAGGCGTTGCAGATGTTGTGTAGAAAAGATTAATAAAAGTAACTCGACCCGTTGTAGGTATTGTTACTTGCACATTAAATGTTGGAACAGTTGCACTTGGTGCAGACGAAGTTACAGTTGGCGCGGTTAACGCAGAAAAATAAATTGGTGATGGCAACCCGCTATTAGGCGCGGGGCTAAATGCCGTAATGCTTATATCATCAAAAACTTGTGCATTGTATTCATTCAATTCTAGTTTTGCACCAAGCGTTCCATCTTCTAAGGCTATTTCATTTACTTTCATTACGCGGAATAATTTATTATTCCAACCATAGCCGCTATTAGTTACAGCAATTACATTGCCCGCGTCAACTTGTATGCCGTAATACGTTGTAGAAAAATTAACAATTAAATCTTCTCTTGCTTGCTCAAGCATACGATTTGCTAAATACGTTGCTTGTATGTTGTTGTTTACATAATCTAATGTTAAAGAATATTTATTAACTGGTTCATTAGGATACAAAAGCCCAACTGGTGTTTCCACATTTACATAGGCGTATTGATCTTTGTTATCTTTGTTTGGAAACTTGGCTTCTACTTTATTTATTGAACTTGCTATGTCAATACAACTAACTTGTATTTCACCAATAATATTTGTATCGTCAAAATAATAAGAGGTTGTTTCCGCCTTATTGATTACGATTGACCATTTTCCATTAGGCGGGTTATACGCCATCCATGAATCACACGATACAAGTATTTTGCTAAGATTTGATAAAACATTCTGACCAGCATTTACTACTCCATTAATAGTGTATCTGCGTTGCGTTGCACTACCGCCACCGCTTGGAATGTATGTAATAAGTTCATCAGAGTATGTGTTTAATGCATCTCTAGTTGTTGTATCAACATAAGTTGCATCTACTGCACCTCCGTAAACTGAATTAGTTAAATAGTCATACCAGCAATCGGCTGGTCTTGCTCTATTAAGTCCATTGAGGTTTTGTGTGACGTTAAATGTCACGGGCGTAAGTTGTGTTGTATTTGCTTCTCTGTTATATGTAAGTTTAATAATAGCAAAAGCCAACCCATTCATATTTCTGTTAGTGCTTGACCATCTTAGACTTGCTTCTAATCCTGATGACGCGCCCATAACATCCCACGGCATCAAAGCAGTATTTGCCCCACTAACTACGCCAGCAGTAGTAGATGTATACAAATAGATTTCTAAATTGCCAGCAATTGTTGTGTCTACATTTGGCGGTATTGCTTGATCTGCAAGACTTGCGACTGCTGGATTACCCGCACCAGCAAAAGCAATTTTTCTATCGCCAAAATACATATCAGATGTGTCGTATGTAAATGTTCCAGTTGGCGAAATGCTACTTACAGCCAAAACATAATACATAACCTTTTGATCGGTAGTTAATGCCGCATCTACGAATGTGCCGCCTAAATATGCTTTGCCATAAACGATTGGGATTGTGTTTGCAGTTGATGGAGGTATCTGTTGCCTAGTGCCTTGATCGGTTGGTTCTGGCGGTACTGCGCCACCACCTTCTGCAAATATTGCATTCATAACATACGACAAAGCGTAGTTAACAACAAATGAAACTATGATTTGTTCAATAGTAATTGTTGCGGCATACGCTATTAGAGTTGCTGGCATAGTTCATCCTTAAAGTATCTGGTTTCCAGATATTTATAG